TGTGTGGGTCCATTTTCGCACGGACTATCTAAGCGGTGTCAACCCATAGGGGCGCACGTTTGCCCAATTCCGCGGCGAATATCTGTCAAGCGCGTGAAATCCTCGTTTGAAAACACGGTGTGACGTGCTAACTCTTACGAGTGAGCTGGATCCTCGGGTGTATGGTTGCCTGGCGCGGGGTTCGCCACCGCGTAGGCGTGTCTGGTGAGATTGGCGCATCGGGCCGACGGGAGCATTTAGTTACCCTGGTAGTGCCGGCAGAATCGGAACCGGCTGCGGCCGTCCACACGAAAACCCCGTTCGAAAACACGGGCTAACGTGCTAATAATTCCGACCAGGGAAACACGCGAGTTCTACGAGCGGAAGGGTTAAGAGTTGCCACGAGCAACGATATTCCACACTGTAGCGCCCGCAGGCCGACGTAGGGCGCATGGATACCTTCCGACACGCTACAATCTCCCTATGGCGACACAACAGGCCGAAACACGACCGACTCCAGCCTTCGATCGCCTCAACCCGAGGCAGCAAGCTTTCTTCCTGTCCTACGTCGAAACTCACGACCATCTGGAAGCCGCGCGAGTCGCAAACTATCCGGTGAGGCGCGCAAGCGTTCTCGTGAAGTCGCCACGCATACGGGCAGCACTGGCAGAACGACAGCCGAGCACAGTAGTACACGCGCAACCGGAGCCCTCGGACGTTGTGCGTATGCTTTTGGCTGAGGCTCAACGTCCTGAGAATACGGGCGCGGCTCGTGTCCAGGCTCTGGCGAAGCTGGCCAACATCATGGGCATCGATGGCGGCGGTGGCACGCGTGAGGATGGCGCCCTGGCATCGTTCCTTCGTGGTATCGCGAATAGTGTTGCGCAAGGTGCGTTTGTAGGCGTTCAAGCTGGCGTTGCTGCGAATACTCCCGGCGTGCCTGCTGTCGTTGCTGTGTCTCCACTGGAGCGCTCTCAGGTGCCGGCGCTGGTTGAGGTTCCGCCCGTTTCCGCTGTTGCCCGGGTGCTGCCCGCTCCGCTGCCCTGGTCCGACAATCACCTACCGTTCTGATTGCCCTTGCCGCCCGTCCTTGCCGCCCGTCCTTGCCGCCCTTGCCCGCCTTCAGCCACTACCTTTCTTGCCGCCGCCACTACCTTTCCTGCTGCTGCCATTACCTTTCTTGCCGCCGCCACTACCTTTCTTACTTCAGCCACTACTTTTCTTGCCGCCCCCCTACTTCTCTCACCTCTTACACTCTCCTCCTCTGTACAGGTGCGGGAAGATTTTGCCGAGCGTGATAGGGTGTCACCTGGTGGCTTCCCGATGGTCTGGGGGTTTAGGTTGTGGGTAGTGTGATAGGGCGACACCTGATAGAGTGTTGGTTAGTTATTGGTGTTGGTTAGAGTTTGGAGTTATTTGGTAATGCCGTCTCCCCCGAAGTTGGAGCAGAACACTCGTATGCGTGGTCTTCACGACGAGGGTTTGAGTTTGCGTCAGATATCAATGCAGCTCTGGCGTGAGGGTTTCACGAACAGGGATGGTGAGCCGATATCTGCCCAGCGAATATCTCGTAAGCTCAAGCAGCTTGAGCAGGAATAGGTATGTTTGTTGTGTTGTGTAAGAGAGGTACTGAGTGCTGGGTGGTGTTATATTGATGTGGTATCAATTCTCCCGGATTGACCAGCGGCCTCCTGAGAGCCTCGCCAGGGCTTTATCTCTTCCTCCGAGATCAGGGGGTCGCAACGCGTTATGATGCAATCTAGTTTAGAACCGGGGGTCGTTTCGCACCTGGTGTAAACTCTCTCGCATGGTTGCCGAACCCCAACTCTCGATAACTCGCGACGACATCTGGGAACTCCTGCACTATGTACCGACTCTGGCACAGCGCGAGATTCTCGATTGCTGCCGGCGCCAGATTCTCGTACTCGGCGGATACCGTGGCGGGAAATCCCGCACGATGTCGATGATGGCGGTCCTGCTCACCATCCAGTTCATAGCGAAGTTCGGGTCCCGGGTCGGCGGGCAAGTCGCATGGATTGTCGCTGCAGACTACGAGAGGACCCGGGCAGTTTGGAATCATCCCGACGGCTCGCTCGCAGTCGACTTCCAGAAGCTCGGGATGCTCAAGTTCGTGTCGGCCTCGCTGGACCCGGGCACAATGCAGGTGTTCGTTCCTGGCGCTAAAGACCCGTTCATAATCCGCACGAAGTCCGCTAACGACGAGTCAAGCCTGGGCATGGAATCCCCGGTCTGGATTATCGTCGAAGAGGCCGCTCACACCACCAAAGATGTCTACGACCGGCTTTTCTCGAGGACGTCAGAAGCCCGCAAGCGCTGGGGCGCACCGTTCGGCGTCCTGCTGATGTCAGGAACCTCCGAAGGCTCTGAAGGCTGGTATCCCGCTCAGTGGGAAGCATGGCAGTCGCCGGCAATCCAGGAACGCGAAGATGCCGAGAGCTTCAGCCTGTCGTCCGCCTCGAACACCTATATCTACCCGGGCGGCGAGGACGATCCCGAGATCAAGTTCCTCGAGGCGACGCTATCTGAACGCGTGTTCAATGAACGACACCGGGGCATTCCCACGCGACCGCTCGGACTCGTTCATCCCGCATTCGATAAAGTTATCCATATCCAGGCTTGCGAGTACATGCCAGAGCTGGCGCTGTGGCTCGGAATCGACCCCGGCTACTCAGGAATGCCGTCAAACTACGCTATCGCCGTGTGGCAGTACCAGGGAGGACAATGGCGCTGCATCGACGAAATCTGGATGAACAAATTCAAGAATCCGAACTTCACCCACGCCGATGTCATAAAAGAGTGCATGGCCCGGCCGTGGTGGTCCAGCGTCAGGCGGAATAAGGCGACGGCATGGATTGATATTTCAGCAGAACGACACTCTGACGCGAATATCCCCGCCGTGACCATGTGGCGGAAAATCTCCGGCCTCACGGTGCTCTCAAAGAAAGTCGGGCTGAAGTCCGGTATCGACCGATTCGACACGATGCTCTCGATCAATCCGTACTCAGAAAAGCCAAATGCGGTGCTCTCTCCACGGTGCGAATTGGGCATTTCGGAACTCGGCGGCGGCCCGAACCCACAGAACGGGCAGAGGCTCACTTACAAGTGGCCGACGAAATCTGATGGTACAGTTACCGGAGCTAAACCCGACGATCGGCACAATGACTTCGTCAAAGCGTCGACGTACCTGTTTATGAATCTGCTCGGGCCCGTTGGACAGGCGCCTCGTGGCAGGAAAACGGTTCGTTCGTCCTCCATAAAAGAACGTCTTCGTATTCAGGATTCCCGATAAATGGCTTCCCACGCTGATGAGATCGATCTGGTAATTCAGAAGGTTTTAGCTTACGAGTCGAGTTACGAACCGCTGTTCAAGCGTATGGATACTGACTTCGCGAGCTACTGGCTACTTCAGGACTACAAGCCGAACCGTGATGAGGGAGTCGAACAAAAAGACGCCTACACAACGAACCGCCCTCGTGTCCTCGCCGAAACCGTTCACAACGCGATCGCTATGTCCGAAGTGGTCGTCAGAGTTGATAACGATGAGGCGAAAGAGGGCGGCCGTAAGATCAACGATAACTACGAATCCTGGGTGATCGGGTCGCTCACCAATGCGAACAACTGGCGACTCGATGGCGGAAACTACCCGCTTATTTCCGAAATCGGATTCCGCGGCATCACCAGAGGCCACGTAATCGCCGCTCGAGCGATGTTGCGTAAGCACACGACTGACGGCGAAGAGGCAACTTACGAGGACATCACGCCGATCGACGCTCGACACCTGGTATTTGAGCGTGGCAACGGAAAGATTCTCTGGGCTGCGATCGTAACCCGACGAACCCGAACCCAGATCCGTGACGAATACCCGGATTACAAGTTCGAAGATACCGAATCTAACGACGGCAACCAGCGTGAGAAGGTGATCGATTACTACTTCACGATGGGCGGCAAGGGCAAGAACGCCGGCCAAAATCTGAACTCAGTAATCATCAACAAAAAGTACGCCCGCAACAAAGTCCTGACACACTCCCCTCGCTTCCCGATCGTCATTCGGTCGGTCGGTCGGAACCCGGGAGTGTCGAACTTCAGCTTCATTCAGGAAGAGGGCGGGTCCACAGACATTCCCGGCATCGCAGGAACCGGAGATTCGATCTGGGGCCCGATGCGGCACGCGAACAAATCTCGCAATCGCTCCATGACCTACCGCACCGGAATCATGGCCCGAGAGGTTCAGGGCGTGTTTACTATGGCCTCACCGGGCGCTGAGAAGGACATCGAGGGCCGAGTCGACGAGCCCGGGCGGGTTCACTACCTCGACTCCGAAGCTGGCGAGAAACTGGAACTCATTCAGCTTCAGAAGCTCGGCCAGGACGCCCAAATCTACGACGCGGTTGTAGCGCAGGACGAACTCGGTGCTGATCTTCCACAGGCTGCATACGGCAACGCCAGCGTTCCGATCAGTGGCGCCACGGCACGGATGCTCGGGCGAACTATCTCGAATCGAATCGACCCATTCCTCAAGCCGCTCGAGTCGTTGCTGGAAGGCTGCATAGCCAACCTGGAAGCTCAGTACGCAACCGGGCAGTACAAACCGATTACCGTGGCAGGCCGCACTCGACAAGGCATCAATTTCAATCGCGAGATAAAGCACACTGACATCAAGAACCACGGACTTCTCAAGATCACACTCAAGGCCGAGTTGCCAGAAGATCGTATGGAGAAAATCTTGATCGCTACTCAAGCGGTGAAGAAAGACCCTACTACCGGCGAGGCGCTGTACTCGTATCCGGGCGCTCGAGACGAAATCCTTGAACTGCAATCCGGTGATAAGCAAGAACGCTTAAATACCGTTGCGCTTGCGAAGGGTGCGACTCCAATGTTGGCACTTACGAGCCAGCTTGAGGCCGCTGTCGACGAGGGGAACATGGACGTTGCGGCGTTCCTCTGGTCGGAACTTCAAAAGCAATCACGTAAAGACGCAATGCAGGAAGTGGCAATGGAATTTGCGTTCATGGATTCCGTCAACGCGAACCCGATTCAAGGCGCTGCTAACGGACTTGCCAGTTCTGGGCAACAGCTCGTCGGGCCTAACGGTCAACCGATTGCAAGTGACGTTGGGCCGTTCGATGGCGTAGACTCACGAGCATTCGGGTCGCAAGGACAGCCGGGTACTACGCCTGTTCCGTCTGAGGTAGCAGGACAAAATGGGGTGCCCGTTGACCCCGCAGCCGTTGGGTTAGTTCCTAACGTGATATAGGTCTAAAGGAGTGAGCTATGTATATCGTTAGAATCAATAGGTCCGACGGAACCAAAAGGTTCGTTATAGTCAACGCCCCCGGCGGCAGCAGTCAGGCGAGAGAGCAAGCCTCAGCGCGCCTCGGACCTGGAGAGTCTGTCGATATAGCGGTTACTGCGGACGCGTCGGGAATAACGACAATGAGGC